TCTACATGAATCGAACGAACGGTACTCAAAAAGAGAGTGACAGCGGCAGGAGGGGTTTGATTGCGCTCAAAAGAAGACATATCTGGATTTACAGAATATGATGTTATTCGTTGGTTGCAGTCATACAAAGGTTATCTTCAGCGCTTGCTTGGGTACTCTGTACATCTTTATATCTCTCAGCAAGGCGATATATCATGGGAGAAAAAAGAGGCGTCCCCTAAGTTTGATGATATTCTTGTCAGCAAATCGGTACAAGGTTTACCGTTGTTTGATGTACAATATCGCGCCGGGTTGGTAGTAGATATAGTGGATGGCTGGCTGCAAATTCTTAACAATAACGAATTAAAGGCCGTTTTTATGCGATACATTAACCACGATTTTGAGAAACCGAAATCGTTTTATGAAGAAACGGTGTTCTGTGAAAGAGGATTCATGAAGTACAAGACCGTTTCCTTTAGGAGAATTGCGGTGTTTTGTGGGGTAGACAAAAAAACGATTTATAAAAGTATTAGGCATTCACTTGAAAAAATACTTTTGCATATTGACAATTCCCCAGCTTTATGATAAAATTGATACAGTGAGAGAATTATAAGAATTCGAGCATTTCATAGAAAAAGGGCCTCCCGGCCCTTTTTTGTTGGACGTTTTATCAGAGAGAAGGTGAGATCATGAGTGAGGTTTGGGATCGATTAACCGGTGAGAGTTCGAAAGCATATTACGCTTTTTGCATCTATCGAGATTTAGGAAGGGATCGTTCGCATGAAAGGGTAACGCAAGCATATAGAAAAACCGCATCAAAAAACCCAAAATTTAATCGTCCGCAGCAAATCCATATCTGGAGTATCAAATACAATTGGGTATCGCGCGTCACGGCTTATGACGATTACATAGAAAAGAAAAAACGCGAACAAAACGAAAAAGCAATTCTTGAAATGAATAAGACGCACGCCGACGTCTCGATGCTGATGATAGCGAAGGTTGAAGCGAAAGTGAAAAGCATCGATCCGGAGACGTTGACTCCGGCAGATGCCGCGAAATGGTTAGACATCGCATCCAAGCTGGAACGAGTTAGTCGTGGCGAACCTTCTGACAAGATAGACCTTGACGCGAAGATTAGACGGTTCGTTGTGAAAGTGCCTGATGAACTCGAGGATGAGTGATGAGCGATTGTAATGTTGAGGTTGACCTGACAAACATTGTCCATTACACGAACCGGGTTTATATCCCTTATTACAGAGACAGGAACCGATATCTTGTAATGTATGGAGGAGCGGGATCTGGGAAGTCAGTCTTTGCTGCTCAAAAGATATTGTATCGGATTATTCGAGAGATGCCGCAACGGCCGCATCGTTTCTTGATAGTTAGGAAAGTCGCGAAGACTTTACGAAATAGCGCGTATTCGCTATTCAAAGAGATCGAGTTAGACTGGGACTTGTCTGGATTATTCGATTATAACAAGACAGACATGACAATAACCTGTGAAAACGGGAACCAGATTTTGTTTGCCGGGTTGGATGATACGGAGAAGCTAAAATCGATAACCGGGATATCAAGCGTCTGGGTTGAAGAGGCGACGGAACTTAGTCCACAGGATTTCATGCAACTGGATCTTCGTTTGCGGGGAAAGACTCAATTTTACAGGCAGATCATGTTAACGTTTAACCCGGTAAGCGCGCTTCATTGGTTGAAGTCGCGGTTTTTCGATTTCCAAAAGCCAAACGTTTCGGTTTTGAAGACCACCTTCGAGGATAACCGCTTCATCGACGAAGAGTATAAAACGGTTCTGAAAGAGCTGGAAGAAAAGGACCCGATGTACTTTCGAATCTACGCCCTCGGGGATTGGGGTGTCCTTGGAAATCTTATTCTCACAAACTGGGTTGCGGAACGTGTTCCGGGAGAGAAAAGGTTTTACGATCAAGTCGTGTACGGAATGGACTTCGGATTCAATCACGCGAGCGCGTTCCTCAGTGTGGGGATCAAGGATGGCGAGTTATACATCTTCGATGAGATATACGAAAGAGGCCTGACGAACACGGACCTCATTCAAGCGGTCAAGGCGAAAGCAAGCTCGGGCGAAAGGATCGTCGCAGACAGCGCCGAACCAGACAGGATCGAAGAGTTCAGGCGTTCCGGGATGTTGGTTGTCCCAGCAAAAAAGGGGCCGGACTCTGTGAAGGCGGGAATCGACTTTCTCAGGAGGCATCGAATACACGTTGACTCGAGCCGATGTCCGAACACGATAGCCGAAATTCAGACGTGGAAATACAAAGAGGATAAGGACGGAAACGTTTTAGAAGAGCCTGTGCCCTTTAAAGACGATGCAATGGCGGCGTTGCGATACGCGACCGAGTCCTTGAGAAACGATAACACAATTCGATCCGGAAGGATCGATTGGTGAGGTGGTAGCTTGAGAAGTTTTACAGAACTGATCGATGTGTTCTTCGGCAATTACTCGGAAGACTATTGCCGACGCAAGGGTTTGTTTCTGGCGTACGATTCTACGGGTAAACTGGTCGCGCAAACAAGGCAGATCGTGAATTATAATCAAGAACTCGTTAAATTAGACGCCGGGTATATCCTGGGCGGTTGGGAAGAGATCGTTATCGCAGATCGCCCAGAGTTAAAAGATGTCTTGTTAGATATTCTCCGTGACAATAACTGGCAACAAGTGAGGCTTAAAACGATTATTCAAGGATTGGTTCTCGGCACGACTGCTATCAAGATCGGTAAAGACGAAGACGGCAAGATTCGGATCGGCACGGTTCCGTTGTCCGGCGCATTGATTACGAAGCTCGATGATGGATGGGATATCGAATGGGTGACGTACGTTAACAACAAAGCGATCAAATACCGAGAGATATTCACTGATAAAGCATATGCGCGATTCAAAGACGGCAAGGTGGAAACAAGTATCCCTAACCAATATGGTGTGCCGTTGATGTTTATGGTTGCGAATCGAACATCCGTCAATCCTGACTTGGAAGATTGGCAGGGTGAAGCTGAATGGGAAACGATCCTCGAACAGGTAGATGAGATCAATTCGATACACAGCAGAATATCTCGCATTGAAGATCGATACGCGAACCCGCACATCATCGTTACAGGTGCAAGTTCCGCGGAATTAAAAAAAGACGCCAACGTTTGGTATAACCCGAACAAAGAGGGGCACATTAGTATCTTAGAATATCAAGGGAACGTTATTGATTCGATGCTGCGGCGCATTGAACTTCTGGAAGTTATCGTTAAGAACAAAATGCCCGAATTGATGCTTCAAGATATTTCCACGACTGCTTCGGGATATGCTTTGAAGTTGAAACTACAGACGCTGAAGAAAAAAATCGACGGTCTAAAAGACACGTATTTCCGAATATTCGAAAAAATATTCGAATTGATAATACTTATGGAAACCGGGCAGCACGTGGATGTATCATATAAGACAGAAGAAGCGATACCTGAAGATACCGACTCGATTCTGAACGAAATGATCACGCTGAATGGAATTGGCGTTGTGTCTTTGAGAACGATTGCGGATTCCTTGGGTTACGATTACGATGAGGAAAGACAGATGATAGCCGATGAGTATCGCGATACCTCCGCATGAGTCAACGGCGCAAGCGTTTGCAAGACAACTTATTGCATTGCAACTCCAGTACATTGACAGCCTTGAAATGTTATTATCCAGTCGGCGCACGATGTATCCCAAGACGATGAAAACCAAACTCCGAAAAGCGCGTGAAATGCTCGCTGAACAAGTCAAGGATTTTCGCGGGAAGTATTCAGAAGTGATGGTCGAAGTTTACGAAAAAACAATTTCGGGCGTAATAAAAAACGAGTTGAAAACTGCGATTAACTGGAACGCGATATCACAAAGGGAATTGGACAGGCTGAAACAAGCAGGATTGGCGTTCATGGACAATTATCAGGATGACATGATCAAGAAGATCAAGTCGCAGCTGTACGTCTCGTTCTTGAACGGCGAGAGTTATCTGGACGCTTACAATCGTATTAAACCGATCGGCAACGATCAATCGCGTCCGAAGATGATGATTCGTGATCAGATGGAACGTGTTTATCAATCGGCGATCGTTGAGGCGTATGGATCAACGGGGGATCCAGACGAATATGTGTATAACTGGGTTGGTCCTGACGACGAACGCACGACGGAGATCTGCGACGAACGGAAACGCGGGAATCCATACACCTGGGAAGAGGTAAAGTCGATGGATTCACACCCGCACATACAGTGTAGGCATCGGTGGCAAGCGGTGCCAAAGTAAAGAGCCTTCGGGCTCTTTTTTATTTGACAAACAAAAGGAGTGAACGAAATGGCAGAGGGAAAAGAACAGAACACGCAGACAATGACCTCCGACACTTCAAATTCAAAGATGGGGCCGATAGCGGAACCAGCGAAGAATATCGAAGGTTCGGAAGATTTAAAGGCGGTTTCTGACAAGGCGGTTTCTGACAAGACTTTTACCGAAAAAGAAGTTCAGGCGTTGTTGCAACGGGAGTCGGATAAGAGGGTGACCGAGGCTCAAAAAAAATGGAAGGAACAGCTCGATTCTCTCAAGGCAGAAATTGAGATGGCAAAATTATCCGAAGAAGACCGCGCGAAGGAATTGACGAAAAAGAAAGAACAAGAGTTGATCGAAAAAGAACGGGAGATACGAAAGCGCGAAATGGACTTTGAGACAATGAGGCTTCTTGCGCAAGAAAAACTTCCCGCTGAACTGATCGAGGTATTCGAAGGTGTTGACGATTTAGAGAAGCGAGAAAAAGCGATTCGGCGATTTGTTGAGATCAAGCAAGAATCGGTGAATACAGCGATCAGGGACAAAGAACGCGGGTCTTTTCTTCCGAACAGTCATGCTGGGAAAGCGTTAACACGTGAACAGTTGAAGGCAATGACACCCAAACAGATTAACGACATATTCAACAGCAACCCCGAATTATTACCGGGGCTAAACAAAAAACCTTAAAAGGAGATGACAAAAAGTGGCATTAGACAATTTTATTCCTGAGATATGGTCTGCGAGACTCTTAGACCATCTTGACAAAAAACTTGTGTTCAAAGACCTTGTAAACACTGACTACGAAGGCGACATCAAAGGTGCAGGATCAACAGTAAAGATAAACCAAATTGGAGAGGTAACGATATCTGATTACACGAAAAATTCAGATCTTGGCGATCCTGAAACATTGACCGGAGCGCAGCAGGTTCTTAACATTGACCAAGCAAAATCATTCAATTTTCAGGTTGACGATATAGATAAGGCTCAGACAACGCCGAAACTGATGGACGAGGCGATGAAACGGGCAGCTTATGGAATCGGCGATGTGATCGATATGTGGATCGCTGGATTTCACTCGAGCGCCGGAATCAAGCTGGATAATAGTGGATCAGGTTATACAGTTGGAAGCGGTTCTGGCGAGAAAAACGCTTATGATTTACTCGTTGAAGTCGGCGCCGAAATGGACGCGAAGAATGTGCCGGACGTTGACCGCTGGGCTGTTATCCCGCCTTGGTTCCACGCCGCATTACTTAAGACTGACGAATACAAGCAAGCATGGCAAGATTACATGAGAACAGGAACGATCCCAGTCGTTGCTGGAATGGCAATAAAGAGATCGAACAACCTTAAAACATCTAGCACAACTTATTACGTCTTAGCCGGAACCAAAGGCGCGATATCTTACGCAGGGCAGGTTGCTACAATCGAACCTTACCGCATGGAAAAACGATTTGCGGACGCTGTGAAAGGTTTGTATGTGTACGGTGCGAAAGTGGTTCAGCCGAACTGTTTTGTAAGAGTATCAGCAATTAAAGGAGCATGAGGAGATGATGAAGATGCGTAAGATTACATTTTCGTTATTAGTTGTCTTTGCAGCGGTGGCGCTTATTGCCGCTACGATTACGCCGACGTTGATCAGCAAAAACACGATAACCGCTGTCACAGCTCAATCGTTAACCGCAAGTGGAACGATGACGTTTTTGTACGAAGAAGACTCAAAGATCGGATTCTTTGTTGCGCTTGCCCCGACTGACGCGACAAGTCCGACGATTACGCTCACGATACGCGCCGGGGACTATGACGGGTCCGGTGAAGGGACGATTTCTTTGATTCACGCCACAACCGCGGCGCTTAATTACGTTATACCACCGCTGGAAAGCTGGAGATTTGTTCAGGCGAGCGACACAACCATCAGCATGTATTTTGAAAGCGCGACGAATACCAGTATCAAAGTATATCCGTTCAAATTCTGGTAAGCGTACTCGAGAAACGAGGTGATCGGCATGGCAGAGTCGAACTTAACGGCTTTGCGCGGATGGATCGTAGACACAGACAAAAAAATGTTTGCTGATGCAGACTTGACAAGAGTTCTAGAACGTAACGGTGCGATTGTGGGTGGCGTAGATGTTGCGATGACACCCAAGATGCTTGATCTTTCTCGGGCGGACTGTTACGAAATGATCGTTGGCGATCCGGTGAGATGGGCAAGTTATTCTGTTGGCGGCTTGTCCGAAACGTATACCAAGGCCGAAATAATGCAGTTAGCATTACAGTTACGGTCAAGATGGGCGTGGGCGAGCGGTGATTTCACATGATCGCCCCGCGTTTCTTTTCATCGATGACGTTCCGGCGGGTAACGGCGCAAGGCACATTTAATACTATTACAGGAGCAGTTACTGACACGACATCAGACGCGACTGTTTACGGATGTATTGTGCCTTCTGCTCCTCAAGACATATCAAGAGGTTACCAGTTAGGGAGTTACAAAGGATATTTCGTGAGCCTTGTCAACAGACCCGCAGTCGGGAAAGATAAAATTATCGTCGGGTCGGATACGTACAATATCCGATCCGTAGAGTATTGGAGCCAGCGCGACGTGTACGTGCTGGAGCTTGTGAAATGATTACGATGACGTTGACAGAAGAATCAAAAAGGCAGTTCAAAGAAGCATTGGCTCAAAATAAAGTTGCGGTTGAAACGGCATGCGAAAAAGCACTCCAGAAGTTTGTTATATTGCTTGAAGCACAGGTCACGGATAGAATTTCGGAGATGAGCACGGACACCGGGCAACTGCTTCAAAGCGTATATCAAAAATCGCGAGGGCTTGAAGGCGAGATTGGTTCGACAGCCGCGCATGCTCCATATATCGAGTTTGGGACAAGACCGCACCGTCCCCCGTTTCAACCAATTTATGAATGGGCATGGCGAAAACGGCACGATTTTGGGATTAGCGATGAAGACGTGTATCCATTCACGATGGCCGTTATAGATGGGATTGCTGCACACGGAACTAACCCGCAATTACATTTTACCGAGACTTTAGACGATAACGAAAAACGATTCAACGACATGATAGTACAAGCGATTAAGGAGGCGGTTGGATGACTGCCATTATTCCTTACCTCAACAAAAAGTTCCAAGACACCTTAACGACTGTAAGTCTTTCTTTTGGCAACGATATTGATCTTACAACGCTTACCGAATACATACTGATCGAATATGATGGGGCCGAATCTGACTCGGGCGTTACTGCGCAAGAACAGACGCTAAAGGCTCACATAACAGCATATTCGAGAGGGACAAACGCTTACAGTATTTACACACTAACTAAAAGGATAACTGATTTGCTCAAACAAAAGCTATCACTCAGCAACGGCGATGTTGTACGGATAACTGCCTTGAATACAGTATTCTTAGACCTCGAAATCGGAAAGAAGTCTGTAACGACAGCGCGGATCAACTATTGGAGGTGACGAAGTGGCAGTAACGAAGAACAAACGGGATGGCGTGCTATCGATAATTGATGGGTCAACGCCGTCGGCTGTGGAAACAACTATCACGTTTTGTGAAGGCGATTTCACATACAACGAACCGAAGAAAAACGAACCGATTGTTGTCAAAGAACGGACTGGCGCGCTGGCACACATTAAGAGCAATGATGCTTTTAGTGGATATGGCCAATGTTCCTTCACATTTAAGTATGTTGATAAAACGATAAAAGGACTCATGTGTAATCCAGCGACGACATCGGCAATCGAGGCGGACAAGATCAATTCGCGATACAAAACCGTCAACGTGAAGATGATACTCAAAAGCGAAGCAGGTGCGACGGAAGAAACGCATACATTATACAATGTTTTCTTCGACCCAGGAAAAGTCGTATTCAAAGAATCTGGTGAATACAGCACTTTATCCGCGACGGGTATTATCTTCGGTAAGATTGACACCGGCGTTCGAAAATTTGTGGACGTGACCTAGGAGGTGACGAAGTGGCAATAACTAAGAACTCAAGAGATGCAGAGTTAAACATAATCAGCGGCGTCGCGTCGGCATCCGCGACTGCGCTTGCCTTTCCGGAGGGTGATTTTACTTACAATGATCCCGAACAATCAGAACCGATCGCGATAAAGAATCGAGCCGGAGAACTGGATCATGTGAAAGCGAATGATATATTTAACGGATTTGGGAAATGCTCTTTTTCCTCGAAGTACGTGAATAAAGATATTAAAAACGCGCTCTGTGATCCAGATGCGACAACGGCAGTAACTAACGACGGAATTCCTGAAGAGTACCCGACGGTAAACATTGAGTATAAACTGTATGATCCGGTAAGCGGGGACCTAGAAGAGACGATCAAACTGTATAATGTTTTCTTCGATCCCGGGGATGTTGTATTCAAGGAAGGCGACGAATACTCAATATTGACAGCAAATGGTATTGTGTTTGGGAAATACGACGCAGGCGCTTTTGGTGAAAGACTCTTCTCAGAAACCGAAACCGCCGAGTAAGGTGGCGGATTATGGCTTCCTACGGAAAGAGGGATGCCTACATTAACGTTATATATTCAGGCGAAACGATAGCCCTTCTTTTTGCGGAGGGCTTCTCGTTTAACCTATCCCTCGAACTGTTTACTCGAAAACCTCTTACATCGAAGTTATATTCTCATCGTGTGCTTGGCAGAAAGATATCCCTAGCGTTTGACACACTATATCTTGATCACTTTTACTCAGTCAATCAATACGCGACACAACTGGATGAATACGGGCGGGGGGTATTGGGGCAATGGACCTTTGGCGACGCGTGGGTATACGGTGATGGAAGTATTCCCGCAATTCCGGACTTACAGGAAAACATCGCGACACTCTTCGACTATCTGGCAGACAACGAAAAGGTATTCAATATTGAAGTGATCGACTATTCAAACGGCTCTAAGACGTTGTGTCATCATACACTATTCAAAAATTGTCGAATAGAATCATTAGGTCGAAATGACGATTCGGTTATTAAAAAGAATGTGCGAATGGTCGCGGAAGACCATGAGAACATTGTATAAAAAGGAGCGATTAAAAATGGCAGGATTCACAAAACAAGACGCAGGAATGTTTAATCAACGATCTGTTTTTCAGTTAAAACTAGATGATAAAGTGCTTGATATACCGATCATTTCACTTTCATCCAACATTAACGACATCATCTCCGAAGAGCTTCCTTATCCGCAACCGCCGAAGAAGTTTATCAAGGCGACGAAGAGTTTTTCTTGCAACTACGAAGACGAAGAATACCTCGAGCAGAAGGCGAAGATTGACCGGTTGAGAACCTACGCAATGGTTATTCACGGGATCGATCAAGCGCAATTTCCGATCGAAGGAAACACGCTATACGAAAAAATTGACACGCTGATCGGCACAGGTATTCCGATAGGGTTCTTTGCCCAAATCGCCGACGCGATTGGAGAACTGAGCGGCATCAGCCGCGCCGAGTTTCGATAGCGCTTACGAGATATTCGGTGGAGACGAAGCGGTCGAGACAGAAGAAGTCCCGCTTAAGTTCGCAATTTATGAACTTGCGGCCGAATACTGGCACGTTCCTAACGTGGAAGAAGTGATCGCCTCGATGGATAAGAGACAACTTCTGTATTGGTTGGGATATCGAGCCGTGAGATCGAAGATCGAAAAGAAACGTGTAGACGAATCAAAAGACAAGGGCAAGGGGAGGTGATGACATGGCAGTAGAACTTCCGGCATTGATCGCGAAGATAAAATTGGACGACAAAGAATATACACAAGGAGTTGCAAACGCTCAAACGAAGTTGGAAAAGTTTTCGGATAGCATGAAAAGCGCTTTCACATCGATGGAACAAGTCGGAAAAGCTGCGTTGGTCCCGTTTACAGCGATTACTGGCGCGCTGGGTGGATCTTTGAAAGCTGCCGGGGATTACGAAGCGGCGATGATACGCATGGCAGCCGCAACAGGTGGCAATGCCGAAGAATTAGCATTCTACGAAGAAACAATAAAAAAAGTCCGTTCTGGTTCTGAAGAGACAATGGCGACTGTCGCGAATGTAACAGCTAAGGCTAAACAGTTAGGGTCCGAACTGGGCTTGACGAATGAACAAATCGGCGAGATCGTTCTTGTATCCGAAAACCTCTCCACGATATGGGGCGGGGATATGATGACGACGATGCAGGGCCTCATGTACGGGATGACGGGATTTACACGAGGACTGAAGCAGTTCGGTATTTACGCGACAGATGAACGATTGCAAATGAGGTTGGATGAACAGGGGATCGAAAAAACCGTTGCAGAATTAAACGAACTCGAGAAGGCGCAACTGATTTATCAGACGATCATGGAGACGACAGCCGAACAATTAGAACTCGCCGATGCCGCCGGAAGCGGCTTTCTCGTGCAAATCTCCCGTGTGAAAAACGCGTTTATTGATCTAGGATCAGCGGTAGGGCAAAACTTCCTCGGTGATTTTGTTGAATCATTGAAAACCATCGGAGATAAAATTATCGAATTATCTCAAAACACAGAGTTTACGAGGTTGGTTTCTCAAGTGCTCGAAGTGGGCGCGGCTGTTACGGGAATTAGCGTTGCAATTGGGGTTATAGGTAAGATTGGAAATTCTACAATTTCGGGGCTTGGAATGTTGTTCGGCGCTAATGCGAACCCAATCTTGCAAATGGCGACCGCGGTAGGGTTGCTGCTAACGAACATGGAAAAATTCGAAGCGCTCTGGAACGGGTTAAGAGATGGTTTAACCGCTTTGCTAGGTTCTTCTGAGTGGGCAGATATGATCACGAAGGTCGCTCAAGCGCTGACATTCGTCGTTGCGATATCGCTCGCGGCTGATGCTGGAACTAAGCTGATGAACTCGATTCAGTCGATGATGTCCCTCGCGGGCGCGAAAGGCAGCGCGTTGAAAGGTTTTGTTGTGCCGTTGCTGATAACCGTCGCGATAGGGTTCATCGGGGACAAGCTCGCCGATCCGATCGCGCAGGTCGGGGACGCGGTTAAGGAGAGCTTCCGCGTACAAGACGACGCAGAGATCAAAGCCGGGTTGAACTGGTTACAAACCGAGATATATAATGCCGCAAAAGGCCAGAACGAATATATGCAGAGTATGGCGTTAGAATTGATTAAGACTGCAAGTGGCAAAGGATTCCTTGGGGAAGGATTTCTGAATGACTTGTACGTCGTCGTTTCCACAGCGACATTTCTCGTTGTGGACCTATTATCAAAAATCCCTGAATGGTTGAACCAACTGGGTCAGATGATCCGTGAATGGTTTGATGGGTTTATTGACAGTGTCCCGGGACTCCGAGAGCTTATGGACATGATCACCGGCAAAGGACAAGCCGTGCAAGACGCTGCCACTGCGGTTACCGAACTACAAAACACACTCCCAGACAGTGC